AACTAAAATCAAAACAAGAAATGGCTACTACCACTTCAATTACTACTACTTACGCTGGTGAATTCGCAGGTAAGTACATCGCTGCAGCTTTATTGTCTGCACCAACACTTGACAAAGGCGGAATCACTGTTATGCCTAACGTGAAGTACAAGCAAGTTATCAAGCGTGTCGCTACTGATTCTATCATCAAAGACGCTACTTGTGACTTCGACCCTACTTCTACAATCACATTGACTGAGCGTATCCTTCAACCTGAATCTTTCCAAGTTAACTTGCAACTTTGTAAGTCTGACTTCCGTTCAGATTGGGATGCCATTCAAATGGGTTACTCTGCATTTGACGTTCTTCCTAAGTCTTTCGCTGACTTCTTAATCGCACACGCTGCTGAGAAAGTTGCTGCAGGTATGGAAACTTCAATCTGGCAAGGTGTTAACGCAACTGCAGGTCAGTTCGCAGGTATAATGACTCAGTTGACTACTGACGCTTCTTTGCCATCTGCACAAGAAGTTGCTGGTACAACTGTAACTGCTGCTAACGTAATCACTGAGCTTGGTAAAATCATCGATGCTTGTCCTGCTGCTCTTTACGGAAAAGAAGACCTTACACTTTACGTATCTTCTAACATCTACCGTGCTTATGTACGTGCTTTGGGTGGCTTCGCTGCTTCAGGTGTAGGTGCTAACGGTTACGACAACAAAGGAACAAACCAAACTTTGGGTGATGTTTACTTTGACGGTGTTCGTGTATTTATGGCAAATGGTATGGCTTCTAACACTGCATTGCTTTCACAAAAATCTAACCTTTATTTTGCGACTGGTTTACTTTCGGACTTAAATGAGGTTAAGGTTTTAGATATGGGTGACATCGACGGTTCACAAAATTGCCGAGTGGTAATGCGTTTCACCGCTGACGCTAAATACGGTTTTGCAACTGACGTTGTTACTTACGGTATCACAAACTCTGCTAACTAATCATTAGTATAATTTAATTTGAGAGGGTGGTGCAACAAACGCCACCCTTTTTTTAACCTTAAAAACTTAAAAATATGTCTTGTGATTTAGCAAATGGTCGCTTAGAAAAATGTAAAGACGCAGTCGGTGGTATCGATGCGGTTTACTTCATTAACTACGGAGATTTCAATCCTGAAAATGACGTTGCTTATGTAGCCGGTACTGATACCATCGCCACTGTAGCTAACGTATCTTCTCTCTACAAATACGAACTCAAAGGAACAAACTCTTTTGATCAAGTAATTAACTCTTCACGTGAAAACGGAACTACATTCGTTGAGCAAACTTTAACAATGACTTTAAAGAAGCAAGATGCTACTACTCATAAGTCAGTTAAATGGTTAGCTTACGGAAGACCTCACATTGTGGTTAAAAACCGTAACAATCAATTCTTTTTAATGGGACTTGAGCACGGTGCTGAATTGACTACTGCAAACGTTTCAAATGGTACTGCTATGGGTGACCTTAACGGTTATACCTTAACTTTTGTAGCTACTGAGACGTTGTTAGCAAATCTTTTAGATTGTAATAACGAAGCAGGTCTTGCAGGTGGAGCAGGTGATGTATTCGGAACTGCATCTATCGTAACTGCATAACACTTTTCTTTATAGCGTGTAAGGAGGGAGGCTTAGGTCTCCCTTTTTGCTTTTAAAACAAATCGGTATCATCTTAGTTACTTTAGTATGATTGTACTAACTACGTCTTTAAATGCTCAGACTTTCTTTTGTATCCCAAGAGATATTCCTACTGGAATGACAATTACCGATGATCAAACCAATGTAACTATCCCTATTGTGATAAGCAATCAAGTTGCAGGAGATTACGTGCGTACAATTACTGCAGCTTATACATTGAAAGAGGGACACTTTTACGATTTAATACTTTACAAAAACACGGAAATAGTATATAGAGACAAAATCTTTTGTACTAATCAAAACATCGTAACATTCTCAGTAAACAACGGAGAATATACATCTAACACTACATCAAACACATTCATAGTTTATGAGTAACAACGTACACGTACTAAACCTATCAGCATACACTACTCCAGTAATTCAAGAGAGTAAGCGTGATGCTTGGGTTGACTTCGGAGAGGACAATAACTACTATCACTTTTTATTAGAGCGATACACGAACTCGACTACAAACAATGCAATAATTAACAATATATCACGTCTTGTTTATGGGCGGGGATTGAGTGCAACTGATGCTTCTCGTAAGCCTAATGAGTACGCTCAAATGATGGCGATGTTCAATAAGGACTGCTTACGTAAGATTGCTCTTGATCGTAAAATGCTTGGTCAATTCGCTATCCAAGTACACTACAACGACAAACACGATAAAATCTTAAAGGCTTACCATATTCCAGTGAATCTTTTACGTGCTGAGAAGTGCAATAAAGACGGAGAAATCGAAGCCTACTACTATTCAGACGATTGGACTGATACAAAGAAATACGTTCCTACTCGTATCCCTGCTTTTGGATATTCTAAAGACAAAGTAGAGATTCTATTTTCAAAGCCTTATTCAGTCGGAATGAAGTATTATTCCTATGTTGACTATCAAGGAGCAGTCCCATATGCACTATTGGAAGAAGAAGTGGCTGATTACCTTATCAATGAAGTTCAGAACGGATTTTCAGGGACTAAAGTAGTCAATTTCAATAACGGAGTGCCTACTGAAGAGCAACAATCAATCATTACAAATAAGGTATTAGGTAAATTAACCGGTTCTAAAGGTCAGAAAGTAATCGTAGCTTTCAATGACAATATGGACACCAAAACTACGGTAGATGACTTGCCTTTAAATGATGCTCCTGAACACTACACTTACTTAAGTGAAGAGTGTTTGCGTAAGATAATGCTTGGCCACAATGTAACTTCTCCACTACTTTTCGGGATTGCAGGTGCTAACGGATTCTCGTCTAACGCTGATGAGCTTCAAAACTCGTTTATCCTCTTCAACAATATGGTCATTAAGCCACTCCAAGATGAAATAATTGAAGCCTTAGACACTATCTTAGCATTTAACGGAATATCCCTCAATTTATTTTTTAAGACGCTTAAACCTCTTGAATTTACCGATTTAGAAAACGCCCAAAACCAAGAGCAAGTTGCTGAAGAGACAGGAACGGAACTAAGCAAACACGAAAGACTTGACAAAGAAATCGCTGATGCACTTATTGAGTGCGGAGAGATGCCTGATGACAAGTGGATATTGATTGACGAGTTTGAGGTTGACCTTGAGCAAGAGGATGCAATAGACGCTGAAATTGAAATGGCAAATAAACCTAAGCAATCTCTTTTATCTAAAGTTTACAACTTCGTAAGTACAGGAACTGCAAATCCTAAAGCAAAATCAGAGCAAGACAAAGTTATTGACGGATTTCAATTCATCACTCGATACGTTTATTCAGGTGAAACATCTGCTAAATCTCGTGAGTTCTGCAAGAAGATGACTGATGCAAATAAGGTTTATCGTAAAGAAGACATCGTTAGAATGAGCAGTCAACCTGTAAACGCAGGATGGGGTGCTAATGGAGCTTCTACTTACGACATTTTTAAATACAAAGGTGGAGGTAATTGCCATCACAAATGGTTGCGTAGAACTTATGTATCATTTGAGGAGGGTATGGGAATTGATCCTACCAATCCAAACGCTAAAACAATCAGTACTAACAAAGCAGAAAAGGCAGGATATCGTGTTAGAAATCCACAAGAAGTATTTGTTAGACCTGTTGATATGCCTTACAATGGCTTTTTACCTACTAACCCAATTTACGGAGATAAATAATGGCAACTGCACTACTCATAACAAGAGACGATTTAGTTCGATTTACTGCGGTAAATGGGAACGTTGATACTGATAAGTTCATTCAGTTCATAAAAATCTCTCAAGACATACACATTCAAAACTACTTAGGTACTAAGTTACTTCAAAAGATACAAGCTGACATCGTAGCTAATACGCTTTCCGGTAACTATGCAACATTAGTAAACTCATACGTTAAGCCAATGCTCATCCACTGGGCGATGGTGGAATATCTACCTTTCGCTGCTTACACAATCGCAAACAAAGGAGTCTATAAACACTCATCTGAGAACGCTGAGAACATAGAAAAAAACGAAGTAGATTTCTTGATCGAGAAAGAACGTCAAATCGCTCAGCACTACACCGAGAGATTCATTGACTATATTACGTTCAGAAATGCTTTATTCCCTGAGTACAATACTAATAGTAACGGGGATATGTATCCTGATACACAAAATAACTATACTGGTTGGTATATATGAAAAAACGAACAAAGGTGGGAAGCTATAAACCAAAGGAAACTAACGTGGAGAAGCTCCGTGTTTTTCTCGCTAAACTAAATACAAAAGAAAATGTCAAATAATATAAGTTGGGGTAAAATCTACGAGTCCACTTGGTGGGGAGATTCCGTAAATACTGCACAAAGCACTTTTGATTACGCTACTGAAACTTTCAACTCTCAATATGAAATGAGAGATAGAATCATTGACGAGGGTGGAGTTTTAGAATCTACTTTTTGTATGTCTTTAACCATTTTAAACCTTTCTCAAATATGAGCCTATTAGATACAGCATCATTAATAGTAACACCAAACGGATACAAAGAGGGCAAACTTTACTCCGTTATTCCATCCGATGGTTCTGGCGATATGTCAGTAACAAGAGCGACCACCGCAACAAGAGTAAACTCTGCGGGCTTGGTGGAGTTAGTGCCTTACAACCTTGTTCAGTATTCAAACACATTCAGCAACGCAGTGTGGACAAAAACGAATACAAGCGTAACAAGTGGACAAAGTGGCTACGATGGTTCAACAAATGCTTGGAAACTTCAAGCGACTGCAACCAACAACTGCGAGGTAGACCAATCTTTTACTGCAAGTGAAACCAAAGTATTCAGTATTTATGCAAAAGCTGGAAATGTAAACTTTGTAGTTATTTCCGTTTTTGGGGCGGGCTTTGGTTGGTACAATTTAAGTAACGGAACTTTAGGTTCAAGTGGTGGTACTTTCGTTTCTCGCAACATTGAAAGCGTTGGCAATGGTTGGTATCGTTGTTCAATCGTTACAAATGTTAGTGCAAGTGGTGTTGCAGTTTATGTAGCAGATGCCGACAACTCAATCGCTACCACAATAGGAAGTAACATCTTTATTCAGGATTCACAACTTGAAAGCGGAAGCGTACCGACTACCTACCAAAAAACGGAAGCAAGACTTAACATACCAAGACTTGACTACTCAAACGGAACTTGTCCAAGTTTGTTAGTAGAACCGCAGAGGACAAACCTCGCTCTTTATAGTTCGTC